AAGCGTCTTTTTGGCGTAGAGTGGACGAACACGCGCAAGCGGAGCGGACGCGGTTTGTGCGTCCGCGGAGCGGCGCGGCAGTGCGGGAAACGCAAGTAAGAATGAAACGCAGGAAGCCGGCGGGGACGAACGCCGTTCCCTGTGTCGTGTTGGAGCGTGTCTCTTCCTGCTGGAGCGTGACCATGCGCCCGGCGCGGCGTCCAGCGTTCCTATGCGTGCGTATGCAAATAACGCCGTTTCCTGTGCGCGCCGTGAATGATTGAAAACTAGAGAAGCGATAGTTATAATGGGTGGTAGGAGGTGACATATGGAGATTACCCTAAACGTTCTATCCGCGTTCGGGACGCAGATTCAGACATTGCTTGCACTCATCGCCGCTGACGTCATCCTAGGCGTAGCATTGGCGATTAAGCGCGGTCAATTCTCGTTCCACGAGTTGGCGCGCTTCTACCAGACAAGCGTATTGCCGTTGCTTGTCGGTTGGGCGGCGTTCGCCATTCTTGCGCGTGCCGCCGTTCCCTCGACTATGGGAGATTACGCCTATATCGCAAGCGATACTGTCGTCACTGCTGCTTGGCTTGCCGCGGTGGCGCGTGTCGTGTCGTCCATTGTCACGAACGCCAAACAAATCTATGGTGAGATGTTCCCTGCCAAACCGGATGATGGCGTGCTGAATGGTGAGGAATGACAAACCGTCTGAAACCTGCTGAAGAGAATAGCCCGGTTGTAGATGACCGGCCGGCGTACTTCCAGCGCATGGATTACAAGACTTGGCTATTTGCCAAGTACTACGCCCAAACGTCATCCTACGTGGAAGCAGTCAAGCGCGCCGGCTACGAGCTAAAAGACAAGCAGGATAAGGGACGTTCCCTGATGATGATACCCATTGTCCGGGAAGCGGTCATGTATCATCTCCAGAAGATGAGCATGAGCGCCGACGAGGTCAAGTCCCGGATTGCGGAGATAGCGCGCGGTGACATCGGGGAGTTCATAGATGAAAACGGACGGTTTGACCTGAAAGCGGCGAAGGAAAAGGGTTTGACCGGTCTTATCCGTAAAATCCGGCTAAACCGTGACGGGAGCGTAGATGTGGAGATGTACGACAAGTTGACCGCACTGTTGGCATTGGCACGGATGTACGGGATGATGGTTGACCGCGTAGAGACTACTAACAACGTTGTGGTGTACATACCTGACAATCACCGCAAGCCGGCACAAGCGCAAGAGGTGATAGATGTTCTACCGTCCACCGGTGACAACGAGTGACGCCGAAGCGGTCATCATCAAGCCGCAGCCCGGGCGGCAGGAAGAATTCTTGTCCACACCTGCCGACATTGCCATTTATGGCGGCGCGGCGGGTGGTGGGAAGACATGGGCGTTACTGCTTGACCCGTTGCGGGATATAAACGTGCCGGGTTTTCGTGCGCTGATATTCCGGCGGACGTATGCGGACGTCACGAAGCCGGGCGGGTTGTGGGACGAAGCGTCCCGGATATACCCGTTGCTAGGGGCGCGTGCGTCCGAAAAGGATATGGAGTGGCGTTTCCCGTCCGGCGCGGTGGTGGCGTTTGGTCACTGCCAATCGGACGGCGATTTGTACAAGTACGATGGCGCGCAAATTGCTTTGCTTGCGTTTGACCAGTTGGAACACTTTTCGGAGCGTGCGTTCTGGTATCTGATGGCGCGCAACCGCACGACATGCGGCGTTCCTCCGCGTGTGCGCGCCACGTGCAACCCTCCTGACCCGCGGGATGAGGGTTCGGATTGGCTACCGCAATTGTTATCCTACTGGATAGGCGATGATGGGTATGCCGATTTGTCCAAAGCGGGGAAGATTGTATGGATAGCACGGATAAACGATGAATTGAAGATGGCGGAAAACGAGAATGTGATACTGAACGAGTATCCCGGCGTCAAGACCTTAAGCATGACGTTTATCCCTGCTACGGTGTATGACAATAAATTGTTGCTAGAGAAAGACCCCAATTACCTGTCACGCTTGCAGATGTTACAGTACGTGGAGCGTGAGCGTTTTTTGGGTGACGCAAAGCGCGGCGGGAACTGGAAAATCCGTGCGGAAGCCGGCAAGGTGTTCAATTCGCAGTGGTTCGAAGTGGTGAATTACGTTCCTGATGGGGGTGTGGAATGCCGGGCATGGGATTTTGCGGCAACGTTGCGGAGTTTGAGGAATAATGACCCGGACTACACGGCGGGGGTGAAGATGAGGAAGGTAGGCGGGTATTATTACGTCATGGACGTAATCAATGAGCGATACAGTGCCGGTGAATTGGACGATGTGATAGCCTTGACCGCTGAACGTGACCGGAAACTTGCCGAAGCGGCGGGAGCGCATTACGTGTTGCGGTGGGAAGTGGAGCCGGGCAGTGCAGGAATACGGGAAACGGAGCGGTTGAAGCGTTTGCTGACGAGTAAATTTGGGACAATCAATTGTGATGGTGTCCCGGCGTATGGTGACAAAGTGCAACGGGCGTTGGCGTTTTCCAGCGCGGCGGAACAGGGTTTGGTGCGTCTGGTTGCCGGGCGGTGGGTAGATGCGTTCTTATCGCAGTTACACGGTTTTCCCGATAAGATTCATGACGACATGGTAGATGCCGCGTCAACGGCGTTCAATACGCTGGTAGATTACGCCGGTCAGCCGGCGAAGGGTAAAATGGAGCGGAATAACCCGTGGTTGAAAGCGAGGTAGGCGATGAATTTTGACGAAGTGAAACGTTATGCCAGTGATGTAATCTCTGGATACTCCAATCGAGACAAGATGTTTCGGGAGATGGAGAAGATTTACCTGCTGGAGGACATGGGGGATTTGCCGGACAATGATTGGATAAAACCGACACGTCATCCTGACGCGCGCAATGCGTTAGTGGGTGCGGTCAGGTTATTGACGGCGGCAGACCCGAAAATCTCGATTGCGGAAGAATACAATCAGGATTACAAGACAGAGCAAGCGTCCAAGATTGAGCGATTGGGGAATGTCTTATGGCGTGCCGCTGGTCGTATTCGTGGGAAGCCGGTGCATTATGACGCCGTGTTATCTGGATTGTTGTACAGTGAAGTCCAGATAGCCGTGAAGAGTACGGTTCAGATGTTGCAGTTCAACCCGAAGAATAGGCGATTACAGGAATTGGCGAAGCGAACACCGATTATTTTCGATGTCATCAATCCAACGGCGGGGTATCCGGTGATGGATGAGATGGGATTGAAAGCGTATGTATCGGCGCAGATGCGGCGGGTTGGTGACATGCGGGACATTCTGAAGTTGGAAAATATCGAAGGGCGGAAAGATACCGATGATATAAAGGTGTACGAGTATTGGGATTTTGACCAGCATGTGGTTTGGGTGGAAGGGCAGGAAAGACCGGCGATTGACGAGGAAAACCCGTGGGGATACATTCCCGTCATTTGTCAGGTGTGCGAAGGGAGCGAGTTGTTTTCTGCTTCCCAATTTGGACGCGATGTGTACCAGACACGCCAGCCGTTTTTGTACACGTTGTGGAAGAGCAATTTAGTATTTCGACAGAATTTATCGTTGACGTTGCAGTCATCGCTTGCCTTTGCGATAGGTGCAAATCCGTTGTTCCTGTACAAGCGCAACCGTCCTGACAAGACCGCGCCGGACATGGACTTCAGTCAGCCGGGCGGACGGGTGACGATAGATGCCGATGAGGATTATCAGCCGTTGGCGAAGCAGGTACTTGACCCAAGTCTGATGCAGATGAATGAGATGTACGATAAATTGTCGGCGGATAGCACGATTTATCGTCAAACGTTGGGTGAGCCGTTGGGTGCAAATGCGCCGTTCAGCATGGTGGCATTGCTTTCGCAGTCTGGACGCTTGCCGTTAGTGCCGTACCAGCGAACGATTTCATGGGCAATTGGCGATGCGCTGAAGTGCGCTTTCAAGATACTGAAGACGGTGGGGGAGAGCGGACGGGTGGTGACAGAAGAGGGATATATTGATTATGATGTCAATGACATTCCAGATGAATTTGAGGTAAGCGTACAATTGGATATAGATTTGCCGCAGGATGACCGCGTGAATGCGATGATTGCCCTGCAGTTGACACAAGGAGAAAATCCGTTAGCCAGTCTGGAATATGCCCGCAGTAAGTTCTTGGGCATTGAGCAACCGGACATGGAGCAATACCGCGTATGGAGTGAGCGTGCGGCACAAATGCGCTTTATGCAAATGCTACAGGAAGAGATGATGCAGGCGCAACAGCAACAGCAGATGGAACAGCAGATGGAACAGCAGATGGCACAACAGATGATGCAAGGTGGAATGCCGCCGGGTGGGATGCCGCCGGCTGGAATTGAGCAGATGCCGCCGCAACAACCGCCGGGTGAGATGCCGCCGATGCCGCCCGGGGCGAATGGCGGTGAAGCGCAAATGGGATTGCAGGGATTGCCGTTACAGGAGCCAGTCAAACCGTTATTTGAGCGCGGATTACCGGGCGAGGAGGGATTGTGATGGATGCCTTACGAGCCAGTGATGCGATACTATTTGGTATGAATCAGGTACTGGAATGGCGTGAGAAGTTCGAGGCGGAGTGGAACGCGCCGGACATGAAACTTGTAGATATTGCGTGGCAGAATATACCGGAGGAAATCAAGGGAATAATGCGCATAATTGCCCCGCCGGAGTTGCTGGAGATTGTGGAAGGAGGAGAAAATGGCAAGCAATATTCCTGAATGGATGAGGAATTTGATTGACCGTGTTGCTACGGGTGGCGGTGGCAGTACGGGATTGGGGAATTACACCAGACCGCCGTCTTTTGCGCCGACAGCACAGACGTTGACGCAACAATCGCGTTCGCAGAATGCGTATGCCCAACGAATGACAGGATTGGCGCAGACGTACAGACCACAACAGGCGTATTCTGCACGGATGAACGCATTGGCGCGTTACTACACCAATAAAGAAATGGTCAACCGTTACACCTACCAGCAGAAGTACTGGACGCCGATGGATTGGGCAAGGTACTACGCCAATCAACGTGGATGGCGTGCTTATGGTCAGCGAATGACGGCGATGGCATTGAATTATCCGATGCAGGAAACCAGACCATCTCCGGTCAATTTTGCCGGTGGTGGCGGTGGTGGATATGGCGGCGGCTATGGAGGTGGAGCCGGCATGAATCAACTACCTGAATGGTATCTTGCGGTCATGAATTGGAGGATTTGATGGCGACAAAAATCCCATACGGCGCACCGACAAACAAAATTACTCCTATTCCAGCACCCAAATACACGCCGGAGCAGTATCAGAAATCGCCCGGTGTGGGTCGTTTTAACCTGCCGGGTGGTGAGTATTTCTGGAATGTATCGCAGGAGTTCATCAATAATCCGTTGGTACAACAACGGTTCGCCGAAATGGGCATGGAAATTGCGCGTCCGCAAATTCCGGGCCCGATGGGAGAATATTGGGTGGCGCAAGACCGGAACTCCGGTGGGAATTTCTGGACGGATGCACGCCGGATTGGACGATACTACAATGCCATCAAGACCATGCCGGACATTCAACCGCCTGCATGGCTGGACATGCCGAAACTGGAAACCGCTTACAAGGAATTGACCGCCAGATACGGCGATGACTGGATAAATTGGGGACAAATCAGCAAAGATGACCCGCTTCACGATTTTGTAAAGCAAATGCCTGCACCGCCGATTGAAGCGATACCGGATTGGGAACGTCAGCAATTGGCGCGGTCATTCGAGGTAGCCAAGAATATTGGCTTGTATGTGCCGCCAAAGCAGGTTAGCACAGTGGGGCCCTGGACGCAGTATGGGATTGACGAGGAAACGTGGAAGCAATTGCCGGATTGGAAGAAAGCCGCATTGGCAATCTTCCGCACCATGCCCGGTCAGGCGGCACAATCGGCACTCAATTTTGGGATTTTAGGTCTTGCCGTTGGGGGCCCGGTTGGTGGTGTCATCGGATTGGCGGGTGGTGCTGGACTTGGCTTGGCGCAGTACAAGGAGATGGAGCGCGCCCAACAAATCATTGCCAGCGGCGGCGTGTATCAAGAGCCCGGGTGGTTGAAAGCATTGGCATTGCTGGATGAGCCGTACCGTAAAAGTCAGGAATTGCTTGGCATTTTGACGCAGTTATTGTATTCAGGAATTGACCCTGAACAGTACGGTTCAATCGAAGAGATTTTGAAGAATTGGGAAGCCGCCGCGGCGGCTGGACGTGGTTTGTACGCCACTGTTCCAGCACAAATTGAAGTGATGCTGGAGCAACTCACCGGAAAAGGAACGCCGGGATTTACACGAATTGAACTCACCAGACCACAAGATGAGAGCATTATCACGCCAAAGGGAATGCCAACCCAATGGGCGTTGACCGAAATGCGCCGTGCATTGGCACGCGGCGATATAACACCGGATGAAGTCCTGAACTGGTACACGATGCAGTTCGGCTTCAGCGGTGAATTTGCCGATTTGATTGGCGGTTACGTCCTTGACCCATTGGATTTGACCGGTGTTGTCGGTTCAAAGGCGATTGGGAAAACGGCACAACTCACCGGACACCCGATGGCGGCAGAAGCATTTTTGAAACAGCCCGGGCGTGTTCCCGATTTATTGACCGGAGCGCGATATTATGCCCATTTAGCACGCCAGTTGCCGGTTGACCAAGCTGCAAAACTCAATCCGTTGGCACGCTTCATCGCCGGCTTGGACAGTCAAGGGCGTGTGATTGACTTCACCAAACCGGAAAACAAGAATTTAGTCAGCAGTCTGTATGCCAATGTTTTCGGTCTGACGCCGAAAGCGCGTGCCGTGTCCGTGTTACAGAACACGGTGGACGGCTTGACCAATCTGATGACGCTGGAGAAGAAAAGTCCCGAAAACATGGTGGATTTGGTCAGGAGCATTGCTAATCTGACACCCGAAGATGCAGTGCAAGCCGCAAGCGGGACGATAAAGATGAACGTTGGTGGCAAATTGGTAGATGCACCATTGCCGCGCTGGTTCTCCAGCACAGAGGCGCAACACGTTCCGTTGGCAATTCGTGACGCCATGCCGAAGGTGCAAGAGTTGTTGGCGAATTACCAGAAGGCGGAGCCGGAAAGACGGGTGATTCATGTATTGGCATTGGCATTGGGACAAGAGCCATACGCCGTATTGCGTGACCTGCACGTTGGGGACAATGCGAAAGCACAAGCCCTCTTGCGAGATGCGATACAGTCATTGGGGGATTATCAGAAACTGTCAGATGCGGGGAAGCGAACGTATGAGGTGCTAAACGCTTTTACGGTTGACCCGGACGGTGCAAAGAAACTGAAACAAATTGCGGATGGTTTCTATGGAGCGAAAGCGCCGGCTTTTGACCCGGATGTATTTCGTTATCACCTGATTACCTTGCTTGCTGACCATGCAGACGAATGGTCAGCGCGATATTTCGGCTTGAAGAAGATGGGCTTGGGCGAAGCGTTGATAGATATCAACAAGCGCGTTCAAGGCTATTTACTGTTGGGGTTGAACCCGACTTATTTCGTGAACAATGCGTTGAACAACATTGTCACGTTGGCATGGGACGGCTTACTCAATCGGCGCAGTCCGAAAGCGCGCATGAAGTTCTTGCGTGATTTCGACATGGAGCCCACCCGTTTGCGTCAGGGTATTGGTGCGGCAGAGATTGGCGATGTTGAATTTGGGCGTGTAGAGGAGATTGTCGGGAAGAAAGGAATTGCCAAAGGCGAACGGATTGGGCGACACATCGAGGAAGCCAAAGAAGCGCAGGGCGCGATGGGCGGCGTCATCAATTTCCTGAAGAAGGGAAAGAAAGCGCAGGTATTTGGTTTATTTTCGCAGAAGGTGGAGCGATGGGCAAGCGAAATTGCCATGATAAATGGCATAGATGAGTATTTCAAGAACGCATGGCGAGAAGGTGTTGCCTTTGAGCGGATGAGCGATGAACTTCGCCTTGCGCTGGATACGGTCAAGCCCGGTCTTGCGGACAAGGTGAAGCGCGCCATCGAAAGCGGGATGAGCAAAGAAGCGATTGAGAGGAAGATTTTCAAGGAGATTGACACCCGTTCACTTGACGATGTTCTGAACCGGCAGGAACGGAATTTCTTGAAACAGCATTTTCCCGAAATGTACGATGAGTTGGATGAGGGGTTGCGCAATGCACGTTCGAAGCAAGACATTGCAGATGTCTTTGAAAGAGCGCGCAGTGGTTTGGTTCGTGATTTGGTCAACGAGACGATGCGCAACATTGAAGGGCGGGTGGAGGAAGCCGCACAGAAAGCGCATGTGGAGAAGACACAAGCGGTGCTGGATGAAGCAGATAGAGCAACGTCCATGCTTGCCGAAGTGTGGCTGAATCACATGTTCCAGATGGAGATGCGTGCCGAAGAAATCCGCAATTTGACCGGTGCAGAACGTGCAAGAGAATGGCGCAAATTATTTGAACAGCAAGATGCTTTCTGGACGTTGTACCAAAATCAGGAAGGGGCAACGTGGTTGGGCATCTTCAAGGGACTTGGAGCGGATGAGGCAAGCCCGGAATACGTTAGCGCAGAAACCACCTTACTGAATATTTACGCAACCTACCGGAATTTTTATCAGACACGAAAGGATGCGTTTGATAACTACTGGAGCATCATTGAACGAATTGATGCGGATGAAACGATGCCGGAAGACATGCGCGCCGAAGCGCGTGCTACGGCTTGGGAAGAAGTGAATGCCCAAGTTGCCAGAGAGTATCGCTTCATGATACTTGCCGAAGATTTGCTACAAGACAGTCTGAATAAGGCGTTTGCACGGCAGTATCAGCAACAGATGGATGGTGACCCACAAGCCTATCTGGATGCGATGCGTTGGCGTGAGAATGTACAACGTGTTCGCCGCCGCACGCAACAAGCAACGTTGCTCTTCCGGGAAGGACAAATCCCGCAAGAGTTTCTGGATAAGTGGGGCGATTTACTCGAACCGGAGGTGAAGCAGAGAATCTTTGAGTTGAATCAAGGCGTTCCCATTCATCGGATTGCAGTCCGCGAAAGGGAAAGAATCAATCAGATATTCTATCAGACGGTTTATCAGCCCTTGATTGCCGAACTGCTGGACACGTCCAATCGAAATGCGGTGGGAAGCACGTCACTGGAAAAGCCGGAATTAAATTTGAGACCAGAAACACGGGCGCAGACCGAACAGGCACAACCCGTAGCCGAAACGGCGGAGGTCAAGCCGGCAGAAGAAGAGCAGACTGCTATCCGTGTTCCATCGCAACCGTACGATGCCGTATTCGAAGAGCAAAGACGGCAAGAGCAAATTATCTGGAAACTGGTTGCACAGGAATTACCGGAGTTCAAGCAGGTGG